GAGTATGAAGAATACGGTACAGCATATTTGAAATTAGTAGTATCAACAGAAGAGGACATTAAAGATGCAGAACGAGCAGTTGACGAATTTAGAGCGGCGGGCTTTACAGGTCACATATACCTTATGCCTGTTGGCGGTGTTGAGTCTGTGTACACTCTCAATGCTAGATCTGTTGCCCTTGCCGCGATGAAGCGAGGCTGGCGTTATAGTGATCGTCTACAAGTGCCATTGTTCAAAAACGAGTGGGGCACTTGATGCCTTTACATATTCCTTTTGATAAAGAGCAGGATGATATATGGTTTTACAAAACCGCAAGTGTTGAATACAAATTTGCAGTTTTTCCTAAACGCTGTGCTTTAACAGGAAAAAGAATTTGGTTAGAACGGGGCTATAAATTTACCAAAATGATTACTGGCCCAGGTGATCCTGTATACTTATACAGGTGGCATAACAAGCATGAACATTTGATTTGGCAATTGAAAGGTGGGAAATGAAAAACTTTTTAAAAAAATTAGTAGGATTAGATAAACTAGAAAAATCAATCGCAGACGCAGAAGCAGTTAAACAAGCCGCAGAACAAGCGGCTGCTGCCGCATTAGAATCAGCTCGTATTGCCAAAATGTCACCAAAAGAATTGGCAACAGAAAAGAAAGAACCTTGGGTAGAAGTATTACAAACACACGTCAATAAAGAAAATATTAGGAACGGATTCTTTGAACTTGACTGGAATGAGTATTTTGTTGTACAATTACGTGGTGCTGGCTACACAGGCGATACAGATGAAGAAGTTGTTGATAAATGGTTTGTTGAACTGTGCCGCGGGGTAGGAGCCGAAGAAGGTGTTGATATGAGTCGCCGTGGCGCAGGCTATATCAATGTAAGTAATTTAGGTGATGGTAGATCGGAAATTTCTTAATGAGCAAAACATATATTATTGTAGATACAGCAAATACATTTTTCCGTGCTAGACACGCTATTAGAGGCGACCTTAATGATAAAATCGGTATGAGTATTCATACTGTATTGAGCAGTGTTCGAAAAGCATGGAAAGACTTTAAAGGCGACCATGTGGTTTTCTGTTTAGAAGGTCGCTCGTGGCGTAAGGATTTCTATGCGCCATACAAAGCACAACGAGCAGAAGGTCGTGCGGCAATGAGCCCAAAGGAAGCTGAAGAAGAACGAGTTTTTTGGGAAACTTTTGATCAGTTTAAAGACTTTATCACTACAAAAACTAATACCACTGTACTACAGCATCCACAACTCGAAGCTGATGATTTGATTGCCGGATTTATCCAATCACATCCCAATGATAACCATGTGATTATTTCAACAGATGGAGATTTTGCACAACTTATTGCTCCAAATGTTCGACAATATAATGGTGTTTTGGAAGTCACTACAACACACGAAGGATATTTTGATGCTAAAGGCAAGCGTGTTATTGATAAAAAAACTAAAGAGGAAAAGCCTGCTCCGGACCCCAAGTGGTTACTTTTCGAGAAGTGCATGCGAGGAGATACCTCAGACAACGTCTTTTCTGCTTATCCGGGAGTACGTACTAAAGGAACAAAGAATAAGGTTGGTCTCCAAGAAGCCTATGCTGATCGAAATGCCAAAGGATATAATTGGAACAACATGATGTTGCAGCGTTGGTCTGATCACGAAGGCGTCGAACATCGTGTATTAGATGACTACAACCGTAATGTTACATTGTGTGACTTGACAGCACAACCAGATAATATTAAACTGTTAATTAAAGAAACAATTGATACTGCAACTACAGCAGAAAAGAATATTCCGCAAGTTGGTATTAGATTATTAAAGTTCTGTGCTGAGTTTGACATGGTCAAAGTAAGTGAACAGGTTCAAAGTTACGCAGAACCCCTAAACGCAAGGTATGTATAATATGACAACAAATGCCAAAGTATTAGTTCCTAATCAGGAATGGTTGATTAAATCTGGTAATAAGAAGATTGGTAGTATTAGTAAAATTAAAAAAGGTTATTTGGTATTACATCACGGTCAAGCCATCCCATTTAAAGATCTAGCAGAAGTTCAAACTGCTGTTGGAATTGCTTTATTTGAAGAAAGTATCAAGAAGACCAAAAAAGAAATCAATCCAGGCGGTCCTTATTTTATCTACGATTACCCCTGTAAGACCAAACCCTACGAACCGTTGTATAATGTTCAAAAGAAATTGCCGTTATATACAAAACGTGCCAAAAGTAAAAGTCAGCATTGTGCCGGACATTATATTATCAAATTCCGCAAGGGTTGGGTTAAAAGTTTTTGCCCTAAATTGATTACATTAGAACGTTATCCATATCAAGGTCCTTGGAAAACTGAAGAAGAATCAAAAATAGCACTAAGGAAGGCCAATCATAATGAAACAACTTAATACATTACCTATTGAGGATTTTCTTGATAAAGCCCGTGTTGCTATCAAGAGCAACCAAAAATCAGTAACTTTGACCATTAAAGAAGTTGCCGATTTACAAAACAGTTTATCCATAGTAATGACACGATTAAGTGGAGAAATGGATAAAGTATTGGCCGCCGCAAGTCAACAATCAGATACGATTAGTGTTAAAATGGACGGCGGAAGTTTTTGATATTTTGAATAAATATATACGCACATATGGAGCGTATATAGTGAGTAGACCTAAGCCAAACGTTTTATTAGAAATAACAAACAAGAAGACTTATAAAACAGAACAAGTTTTAGAAGCTGAAGCGATTTGGGCTGTTTTCTATAAAGATAAGCCCATCAACCTAAAGATCAGTAGTATTGTTGTACAACAATTAGGTCCCAAATATAAGAAAGTAAGTTTTTCAAATAGTGGACATGCTATCAATCTCGCTAAAAAACTTAATAAAATGTTTAATAGCCAAGACTTCTCCGTTTATAAACTAACCACAGGCGAGAAGTTAAATGACGAACAAGAAAGTTGATATTACAAGATATGCCGCCGAGCAATCAGGTTGGCCTACTGATGATAAAAATATCAAAAAACTTGTACCTATTGTTTGGTGTAGCACTCGCAAAAAAATCAAAGGTGGTTTACGATTAACTGATGAAGGTTTTGAACTATTATCCAAAACCATTACATTCCATCGTATTCGATTTGACAGCGAAGTTGATTATACCAGTCAACTATTAATACGTTTGGATAATTATATCGACTGTCCTTGGTATATCAATAGGTCTGAAATGTACGTTACCGACGATCATCTTGCTATCCAATTAGTGTTGTTTTCGGGCAACATCGCAAAATTTACATCTGCTAAGGCAGAAAGCATTAAAAAGTCATTGACTTCTTCTTAAGATCCCTGTATAATTAACACATACTGAAGCATAAGGCAACAGTAAATTAATTTTTTAACTTGACAAGAAAGTTGACTATGGCAGAAAAGATCAGTTCAAATCGCACCGTTACGCCTAACGAAGCTAAACGTAGTATCGAAAAGTGCGTTAAGATTAAGCGTCCCGTGTTTATGTGGGGCCCTCCAGGTATTGGTAAATCCGATATCGTTAAACAAATTGGTGACAAGCAAGGTCGCGAAGTCGTTGACGTTCGTTTGAGCCTTTGGGAACCCACTGACATTAAAGGTATTCCATACTTTGATGCCAATGCTAACACAATGAGCTGGGCTCCTCCTGCTGAATTGCCTACTGATCCAGAATCTACTGCTATCTTGTTCTTGGACGAGTTGAACTCTGCGGCTCCTGCTACACAGGCAGCAGCTTTTCAATTGGTTTTGAATCGTCGTGTTGGCACTTATAAGTTGCCAGATGGTGTTAGTATTGTTGCCGCTGGTAACCGTGAAAGCGATAAGGGTGTTACTTATCGTATGCCTGCTCCGTTGGCTAACCGTTTTGTTCACTTGGAATTGAAGAGTGATTTTGAAGATTGGCAAGAGTGGGCTGTTAACAACAAGGTTCACGAACAAGTTGTTGGTTATGTTGGCTTTGCCAAACAAGACTTGTATGACTTCGATCCAAAATCTTCAAGCCGTGCGTTTGCTACTCCACGTTCTTGGAGCTTTGTTAGCGACTTGCTCAAAGATGACGACTTGCCAGAAGGTACTTTGACTGATTTGGTTGCTGGTGCTATTGGTGAAGGTCTTGCTGTTAAGTTTATGGCTCACCGTCGTGTGGCCAAACAAATGCCTAATCCAGCAGACATTTTGAACGGCAAGGTTGTTAAATGCGATATCAAAGAAATCTCTGCCATGTACTCATTGACAGTGTCTATGTGCTATGAGCTCCAAACTGCTAGCCAAAAGAAGGTTAAAGATTGGGACAAGTTGGCAGACAACTTCTTTGGTTTCATGATGGATAATTTCCCAACAGAATTGGTTGTGATGGGGGCAAAAGTTGCGCTCACAAACTATCAATTGCCGTTTGATGCTTCTAAGTTGAAGAACTTTGATCGCTTCCACGACAAATATGGTAAGTTCATTATCCAGGCTATGGAATAAAATTGGGGCTTAGGCCCCTTTTTTATTGACAAACTAGATAAATTTTAGTATAATAGTATTTTAACAGGAGCAGTAATGGCTACTCAAACTTCTACAGCAAATAAAAAACTAGCAAAAACAGAACGCAAAGAATTTACCCCAGCAGAAAAAAACAAGATTGTTGAAAAACTTGTCACTGCTCGTATTGGTTTGCTGTTGCGTCATCCTTTCTTTGGCAACATGGCCACTCGTATGAAGTTGATTGATGCAAGTGACTGGTGTAGTACTTTGGCTACAGATGGACGGAACTTCTATTACAGTAACGATTTTGTTAATAAATTAACTCCAAAAGAATGTGAATTTGGTTTTGCACACGAAGTACTACATAATGTGTTTGACCATTTGGGACGCCGCGATAATCGTGATGGTCAGTTGTCAAACATTGCCGCCGACTATGCTGTTAATCAAATCTTAAAAGACGAACGCATTGGAGAAGTTCCAAAAGATATTAAAATCTTCCAAGATAATAAGTATCGTGGCTGGAGTTACGAACAGATCTATGATCACTTGTACGAAAATGCTGAAAAGATTTCTTGGGAAGAAATCGGTGAGTTGTTAGACGAACATTTGGACGGTGATGGCGATGAAGAAAGTGACGGCGGCGATGGTAAAGAAGTTGACGGCGA